ACGGCTACTTTGCTGTGGACGATTTTGTGGACAAGGTCCGGCTGCTGGACCGCGAGGCGTTCGAGACCGAGTGGTTGAACCTCCGTCCGGCGCGCCACAAGCTGGTGTTTCCTGACTTTGGTTCTCGGCACATTATGACGCCGCCTAAGTTGCACACGCTGTGCGGTTTTGCCTGCCCCGAGTTGTCCTGGCATCGGATCTCAGGGTTGGACTTTGGCTCCAGCCCTGGGCACCCTTTTGTCTATCTGAAATTTGCGCAGATCCCCAACCACGGGGCGTGGCTGCTGTTCTACGAGTATGTCGCCGAGCAGAAATTGATCAAGGACCACGCCACGGCGATCAAGCAGTCGCCGGGGTATCTGTCCAGCGAGGTCATCTACGCCGACTGGGACGCGCAGGACCGGCTAGAGCTGAAGTCGCACGGCGTCCGCACCCGCGCCGCGCGCAAGGGACGCGGCTCGGTGAACATGGGGCTGGACTTTATCAACTCCCTCTTACGGGGGTTTCCACCCAAAGAAGAACCGATGCTCTACGTATGGCACGAGTGTATCTACACCATCGCCGAGTGGGGCAAGTACTCCTGGCCGATCCGTGCTGACGGCCGCCCGGATCGCTCGGGGAACCCCGAGAAGGAGCACGACCACACGTCGGACGCCACGCGAATGTGCCTGTTTTCCGACAAGTACAAGTCCCGGCGGGTCTACCGCGGCCGTCGTCTGGCGGGCATCTGACGGCCCCCGTTCCGAGTTATTGGCGCCAATAAGTTACTCTGAAAGTATGCGCAGAATGTACTGCAGGTGGATGTTTAGGAAAAGTGGGGGTACAATTGTGTGCGTGGTCCACTGTTGGAGTGTTTGGTGAAAATCTCCCCACGAGTCTACAGCGAGGTCCGCAACGAGGTCCTCCCGGCGGATCTGGCGCTATACCGCCCGGTCTGGAAACTCTCTAACCAGAGGATTGCTATCGCGGCGCGCTCTCCGGGGGCTGCGCCCTGGCAGCGATACGCCCACGTTGGGATGTGTGACTGGTATCGGGGGATGCTGGTACTGCTAGAAACCCTGCAGAGCAAGGGCGGGGGCCGGGTGGTGACTCTCTCCAGTCAGGTCCGGCAGAACCCCGGCCACTGGGATATCTACCGGGTCAGCCACCTCTTTGACGCGGATATGACACTCGACGTGATGGTCCGCTTGGCGGGCACCAAGTATGGCTGGGGAATGCTGTTTCAGGCTGCGGTGGCTTACCTAGTGGGCGTGCGGTTGCTGTTCCCTGCCCCCGCCGACGACGAGCTTAACGGCTCGCAGCCGACTTGCTCAGGGGCGGTATCTAGAGCACTGCGTGCTGGTGGCTACGACCCGCAGAAGGGACTCGCGGACGCGGGCACGATCCCCAACCATTTTGCGTGGCCTGAGGTGGCCGAGTATCAATTTACGCTCTGTTCGACGGCAGAGCAAGCAAGTCGTTTGGAGGAAAAGTACCAATGAGACGACTCGGTGTGTGTTTGTTCGTGCTCTGGATGACGGTCTCGCTCTGGTCGGTGACGGCCGTTGTTACCACAGCACAGCAGCCCACCAAAACCCAGCCGACATCGCTGGACCGTTGCTACGAGGCGGTCTGCCGGATCTCGGGTTGTGGCAGCGGCTGCGTGTTTGAAATTAGCCAGGGTCGGGTGTTTGTACTCACTAATGCCCACGTGGTTGGCAGCAAGTCTCGGGTCGACTGCGAATTCTGGCGACGCGGTTTTGTCTCTGCAAAGGTCCCCGGCCAGGTGGTCCTGCGGGTTCGCAACGGCGAGGTCGACGCTGCGGTGGTGGCCATCGACGCGAGGCATTTTGACGGCCTGCTGCCCAGGGCGATTCCCGTCGCGCCCCGAGACTGGCGAATGCGGGCGGGCGATACGATCCATTCGGCGGGGTGCCCCGGCGCTGGTTGGGCGACAGCCTGGCAGGGCCACGTGGTCGGCTACGGCCACAACGGCGACCTCTTGTTTGCTCCGCCCCCGGCGGGCGGTCGCAGCGGATCGGCGCTGATCGACATCCGCTCCAACCAGATCGTGGGGCTACTCTGGGGACGTGACGACCTCGCGCGGCAGGGGAGGGCCTGCTCGGTGCAGGCACTACACAAGCACCTCGCTCGGCAGTCGAAAGCGCAGCGGACGGCCAGGGCCAACCACGCCAAGCCGGTCCAGTGCCCGCCGCGCTCAGAGGCGCAGCCCAAGCAAGGCGCTTGGCGGTTGTTGCCCTACCGGCATCAACAGGACCGCAAGGACCAGCGGCAAAACGAACAGATTGGGCAGCTACAGCAGGGGCAGATGTACCAGAACTTGCCCCGCAGCGATTTGTTCGGCGACTCTTCGGGGACCAACCAGCGGCTGGATGCACTGCTCTACGAGGTCCGCCAGCTAAGGCGGGGATCTCGTGTGGGCTTTGAGCTTGACCATCCGGACGGGCTGCAAGGCCGTTTTCACGATCGCATCGAGGGCCTTAGGTCGCGGTTCCACGAGCGCTCTTCCGCTACCCGCCTGCTCCTCTTTTTCGGGCTTGGCGGTGTGCTGCTGCTGATCGTGCTCAAGGACCTCCGTGACAAGCGCGAGAGCGGTGACCCGCTGATTGCTGAGAAGGTAGCCGCCGTACTGTCGCCCACGATCTCCAGCGCTGTAGCTGCTGCCGCCCGCGTGGCAAGCAGGATTCGCGACCGCTTTGACGACGACGAGGGGGAGGAAGAGGTCGTGGTGGTGCCCAAGAAGGTGGTCAGGAAGGCTGCCAGAAGGAAGAGTAGGTAGCGCGTGTACGGGGCTGTTCTCTGTCTGATCTTTATGGCTGCGGCGCCTGAGCCTCAGTGGGTTCAGGTGCCACAAGTTCGCTCGGCGAATACCACATACGGCTCGGTCTACGCTGACGTTTACTCGCATACCCGAGCCGCGCCGGTGCACGGGCACGGGATACCACTGGCTGCGCACGAACTCACGCACGACATCAATAGCGATGTGCGCAACCGCTTTGCGGGTGGGACCGGAAAGTGGAACGCGGCCTACGTCCTCGGCGGACGGGCGGCCGTTTTTCGCGAACCGCGGGTTACACTCTCGCAGGTTGCCCGTCACGTCCCTCGGTCCTTGCGGGGATCTGAATACTCGACCCACCTAATCCGGATGCAGCAGTGGTGGCAAAACGAGCCTCTGTTTGTGGTTGACGAGTGGTCGGCGGACGTGAACGACTACGCGGCCTCGGTGGAACTGGGGCGGGAGATTTCTGCCGGGCTTTCACAGGCGATGGACGGGGCGGGCTATGCTCTGGTGTTGCTGGCGGTGGTCGAGCGGAACGATAGCAACTACGACCGTCGACAGCTGGAGGCGTTTGTCCGCTGGCAGATCGAGCGGATGGAAAGACTCTCCCAACAGCTTGCCGCCCGCTATCCTCAGATCTGGCAGCAGGCGGGCGAGTCGTACCTCCGCAGGTTTCACCAGTCGGCCGACACCGAGTGGTTGCGCGACGATGTGCGGCGGAGATACGGCGGCGAGTGGCTGGGCAGGATGTTTCGTCCGACTGCTCCCAAACAGATCAAGCGGTCTCAAGACCCCTACGAGATTGCCCGCGTTGCGTCGGTAAAGAGCGGGCGCCCGCTGTTTGTGCTGGTCGGCGCCAGTTGGTGTGGGCCTTGCAAGACGGTTTGTCGCCACAAGGCGCAGTTCGAGAGACAGGGGCATTACGCGTACGTCGACATCGACAAGCGGCCCGAGCTTGCCCGCGTGCTGCGAGTGGGCGGGGCGATTCCGCACTGCGTTGTGTACTTTCGCCGGGACGGCAAGTTGTACCGCCGGGACTTGGTTGGTCCCGACATGATCTTCGCGTATCTTAGCAGATCAAAGTAGTGAGCGACGACACCCCAACTACCGAAAACCCTGCTGTTGGTAGCAACCAGCTGCTGGATTATGCCCAGGGTGACGGCGCTGCGCTGGTTACCTCGCTGGATCGGCTGGACGATGCTGAGGCGCTCTGCTACGAGCATCCCGACTACGCGGCCAACCGCGACAAGTGGCTGAAATACGTCAATTGCTATCTCGCTCGCGACATGGCCAGTTACATCCACAAGCACGTCCGCGAGCACAACGACGTGTACCAGGAGCGGCTCAAGCGGGGCTACTACTACAACTATGTGGCCTCGATCGTTGACCTGTTTGTGGCCTACCTGTTCGAGAGTGGGATCACTCGTGAGGTGGGAGGAAAGCTGAAAGAGGACTTTGCCGGCTTTTATGCTGATGCCACCCGCTCGGGGGTTGGCTATCCGCTGCTGATGAAAATGGCCGAGACGTTTGCGATGGTGGGCGGCCACTGCGGTATTCTGGTCGACCTGCCTGAGGCTCCCGAGGGCGGCTACCCTACCCGCGCGGACGAGAAGGCCGCCGATCACCGTCCCTACCTGACGCTGGTGCGGGCATCACAGATCCTCGACTGGGAACTCAACGACCGGGACCAGTTTGAGTGGGTCAAGCTGGAGGTGGTCCGCCCGCAGAACCGCAACTGGCGGACTCCGGTGGATACCGATGTCCGACACTTTCTCATCTGGACCCGCGGCAACTGGGAACTCTTCCAAGTTAAGGACCACGAGGACCAGGAGTCCTCTCACGCCAAACGGGTTGACGGCGGCGACCACGAGCTGGGCGAGGTGCCGCTGGTGATCTTGCGTAACGAGGTCGACCTGGACCATTCTTGGATGGGCCTTTCGGCGGTGCGCGACATTGCGGACATCAACCTGGCGATCTTGAACTGGTCCTCGATGGCAGACGAGGAGATCTACAACCGCTGTCTGAATATCCTTACCATGCAGCGGACCGAGAACGACCCGCCGGTTGAGATTTCACAATACAACGTGCTGGAGTACGAGGAGGGGGCCGATCCTCCGGCGTTTTTGACTCCCGGCGAGACGCCGCTGATGCTAATTGGCAAGCAGATTGATCGGGCGCGGGACGAGATCTACCGTCTCGCTAAGATGGGGGGTTCCACTGGATTGCTGGGGGTTCGCGAGGCTACCAGCGGCATCGCGTACGCCTTTGAGTTCAACGAGACCAACCAGTCTTTGGCCGGTAAAGCCGGGTTGTTGGAGAAGGCAGAGCGGGATGTCCACCGACTGGTCGGGAAATGGTGGAATACAGACGTAGATGCCACTATAACTTATCCGAGAGAGTTTGGTGTAGATGATTTTCTGCTTGAGTTCCAGATGCTAACCGAGGCCCGCGCCACGCTGACCAGCGAAAGCGCGCTCAAGGCAATGGAAAAGAAACTCACCGCGAAATTGTTTACCAAGGACTCTCAGAAATTCCGCCAAAAGGTCGAGGAAGAGATCGAGCGCGGGGCATCTCGCCTGGGCGGACAACTACAAGCAGCAATGAATTTCGGTTCGGTTTCCCCCACTCTCCTGGGGCGGGGAAGTCGAAACGGTGATCAGGAACCGGCGGTGGCATAGCTGCCGGGGCGACAACCAAAAGACGGCCTCTGGTCGGTCGGCCAACCGGCCAGTGGTGAGCCAGCAAGAACGGCAGTGCGGTGCCGCACCATCGCACTGCTTTTTTTTGCTGGCTCTGTCTTTTTTGGGAGGTTGGCGGCAACTGCGGCTGTTTACGCAGGTACGGGGACCGGCCCCGGTAAGCCGGGTGGTAGTAACTGGCACTGCCTACCCCAAGCCAGGTGAGGAGCGTTTCGATGTTTGTTTCGCGTGTGTTTGGCAATTTGGTGTTTCCGCGAGTGTTTCTGACTCCGGACGGCGGTGATGGAAACGGCGGCGGGGACGGCGACCCAGTCGATCCGGTAGATCCCGGCGACGGTGGCGACTCCGGCGACGAGCCGACTCTCACCAAGAAGGAGTACGAGGAGCAACTGTCGAGGATGCGGCAGGAGATGTCCCGCAAGAACAAGAAGAGTCTTGCGGAGAAGGAAAAGGAGATGGGCGCCCTCAAGGCTGAGATGGCCGAGATGCAGGAGCAGCTGGAAAAGCTCAAGCCGCGGCCCGACGACCCGGAGGACCAGCTGGAGGAGATTCGCAAACGCCACAAGCTGGAAATTGAGGGGATTAAGTTGCAGCTTGAGGAGGAACGGAAGCGTCGCGAGCGGGCCGATCAGGAACGGCGGGAAAGCGAACGGGATGCCCAACTGCGTGGGTCGCTGGCTGACGCCAAGTGTCACGACCAGACGGTGGGCTATCGTTATCTTCTGCCGTTGATCGAGTACGACGACTACGACGACGGCAAGGGGCCGCGTTGGCGGATCAGGGGTCCGAAGGATCTCTTGATGGACATTACTGCCGAGAACGTCAAGGACTTGCTGCCGGACTACCTGTTGCAGTCGGAACTGCCCGGCGGCGGCAGCAACTCGCGAGGAGGTTCTCCCTCGTATAGCCGCAAGGCTACGGAATTGGAGGAGGAGCGCAAGAAGCTGGATGCCCTGCAGAAGCGTGCGCAGAGTACCGGGGAGACCCAACACATTCTGGAATTTCAACGCCAAGCACGGGTCGTGAAACAACGCGAAGCCGAGCTTGAAAAGTCAACCAAGTGAATCCGGCGCATCTCAGCAGAGAGCGTCGAAGGAGGTAACAAGTGAGTACGTTTACTGGTAAGGCGATCTACGACGATGGCGTGTTCAACGGCGTTGCCGAGGACGTAGCCAATCTGGTGTCGATGATCAGCCCCAGCGACACGCCTCTGCTGGCGGCTCTGGGGGATGCCCCGTACCCGGCGGCAAATGTGCTGCACGAGTGGCTGGAGGACAAGTTGACTCCCGACACGCTGACTGCGTCGGGGACGATGATCAACTCAACCAACCAGACCTCTCTGGCGGTACACAGCAACGGCGACGCGGTGGGTGATTTCATCCCCGTCGGCGCCCAGGTGAAGTGTAACGGCACCGGCGAGTACCTGCGGGTAACCGCCTCGGCCGGCAACACGGTCACTTTTGCCCGCGCTCAGTACGGCACGACCATCGCGTCTGTCGTGGCGGGTGAGACGTTTACGGTCATCAGTCGGACCGCCCTGGAAGGCGCCGACGTGGCTGCGGACATCAGCCGTCCGCGGAGCCGGGTGACCAACTACTGCGAGATCATGAAGTCGGACATCATCGTGTCCGGCACCACGCAGGCGGTTACTCAGCTGGGCGGGATCACGAACGAGTTCGATTACCAGAAGCTCCAGCGCACCAAGGAAGCGGTTCGCGATCTGGAGAAGGCGGTGATCATGGGTAAGTCCAGCGGCAACACGCTGGGCTCTGCGTCGGCCTACCGCACGATGAAGGGCATTTGGGACTTCCTGACGACCAACTCCACCAGCGTTGCCACGCTGACGGCGGCCGGTCTGAACGACGTGGTCTACAACGCCTACTCGTATGGTGCCACCGACGTGAACCTGATCGTGGCGGACCCCTTGTGGGCGATCCTGATCGACACCTTCAACACCAGCCGCCTGCGGCTGGAGAACACCGATCAGACCTTCCGCAACAAGGTCACCCTGTTCGGCTCCAGCTTTGGGGATATTCCGGTGGTGATGAGCCGCTGGATGCCCAGCAAGTCGGTGATGGCGCTGTCGCGCGAGCGTGTCAACGTGGTCCCGCTGCAGGGCCGGTCCTTCCAGTACGTGCCGGTGGCGCGTACCGGCGACGCCGAGAAGGGCATGGTGGTCGGCGAGTACACCGTTGAGGTCCGAAACGAGGAGGGCTGCGCCAAGGCTTACGGGTAGTCAACTCGATCTTCCCGGCAGCGGCGCATGACCTGACTCTGAATGACGGAGCACAGACGGGGTCTGTAGGTCTGTGGCCTGCAGGCCCCGTTTTCTTTTACCAAAAAGCGAGAAACGCAAATGTCGGACGCTTCGCTGGTGGCATCGCGTAGACGCATCGAGGCCGTGTTGGCGACGGATCTGGAGGACCACTTGCGCACCCGAGTGGCGGAGATCGACCGGCACCTGGAGAACATCGGCCCCGGCCAGATGCGTGACCACCTTCTCGAACTGCGGCGAAAGATGACCGACGACGCTGAGAAACCGGCTTTCAAAGCCGCGGAGCAGGCGCGGCTGCAGGACATCGCAACCAAGCTGCAGGCAGCGGCGGAGAGGGCCTGATGGCTACGCAGATCACCACCAACGCCGAGCTGCAGGCGATGAACGTCGACCCGTCGGCCGACTACGTGCTGGCCAACGACCTTGACTGGTCGGAGGCGGAAGGGGACTTCACGCCCGTCGGCTATTTGCTGAACCCCAACGGGCTGTGGTCGGGCAGCTTTGACGGGCAAGGCTACACGATCCACAATCTCACCATCGATTTCACCTCCGACTTCTGCGCCGGTCTGTTTGGCTACAGTTCGACAGGCGGCTCGATCAGCAACCTTAGGCTGGTCAATCCCGCGGTGGTGGGCAGCGGCGGCAATTTTGGGCATGTGGGTGCGATTGTTGGCGTGCTGGCTGCGGGCAACATCTCTAATTGCTGTGTGGTGGGCGGCTCGGTCAGCGGCTACGACGGCGCGGTTGGCGGGCTTCTCGGCCAGGGGGGCACGGGTACGGTATCAAACTGCTACTGTACCGCCGACGTGACATGCACCGATGGCCACGAGGCGGGTGGGATCTCGGGGGACACCTCCACCGTGTCCAGATGTTGGACCAGTGGCACGATCTCCTGCCCCTCCGGCGCGGCCGGCGGAATTGTTGGCTTTCATACCACGCCCAGAACAATTTCCGATTGCTTTTCGGTTGCCACGGTTATGGCCGACGGCCCCGTAAACGCCGGCTACATCGCCAACCACGTCACCGGCGACACGCCCACCAACTGCTGGTGGGTGCAGCAAGCCGGGGACACGGCAACGCAGGGTACGGATGCGGCCGTGCTCAACGAAGAGACCAACATTTCCGACCTGTTTGACAAAACCCACGATGTCTACACGGCGGGCATTGCCTGGGATTTTTCCGCAGGTGGCGACTGGCAGGAACTTAATGGCGCGTTTCCGATTCTGGCGTATGAACCGACTCCGGCGGCGGCGGATGCCGAGATGTCCGGGATTGGCTATGCGATGGGAATGAGCGCGCACGGACAAGACTACTAGAACTTTGGGAGATAAACGATGGCTACGGCAGGATCTACGACCGTTGACGCCACGGGCGAGAACGTCTACGTGGACACCGACGGTTGCACGACCTTTATGGTGAGGGTGCCCGCGACCTCCACGCAGGCGGCGCTGGTGAACATCCCGGGGCTACATGCCTCAGGCGACTTTTTCAAGGTTGCCAAGGGGAAGGATGTGATGTTTCGGCTGTTTCACATGGGCATCAAGTCGGTGTTCGTCAAAGGGGCCGGAGGCAACGCCACGGTGGAGTACGGGGTGGTGGTCAAGACCTACCGTTACATGAGCTAGGAGGTAAGCAGATGAGCGGTTCGACGGCTCTGGAAAGGAAGGTCGACCAGATCCACGCTACTGTGGTGCGGATCGACGCGATGTTGCAGGAGCGATGTGGCCCGGCGCAGCGGCGGCTGTCTCTGCTGGAACTGGAACTTGACGGCCAGCCGGGCAACGGCGACCACCCGGGGCTGAAGACTCGGGTGGCAGTGGTGGAGAAGTCACTGGGTGGCATTCATCTGCGGTATCGTGTGGTGATTGGCGCGGTGATTAGCTTGCTCGTTTCGGTGGCCGGGGCGGCGATAGTTTGGGCAATTGGAGTTTGACAATAAGTACGGGATTAGACTGGCAGGCGTTGGCGGTGGTGGTGGCGGTCATTTTGCTTGGGGTGAACACGTTTTGGCTGTGGCAGATGAGGGGGAAATGATGCGCTGTAAATGGATATTCCGCCGCCGGACGAGTGGAAGTGCAGGTGGTTCGCGGGTGGGCGGAGCGGCGAGCGCGTGGGGCTGGTGTGGGCGGTTAGCGAGGTGGTGAGGATACAGAACAGGGAGGGTCTTTGACGTGGCAATACACGGAGTCACGATCAGCGCGAAGTTGCTGGCAGAACTGATAAACAAGCTCGCGGAGGGCGAGATGGATCATCTGTCCGACGCCGAAGCGGCTGTGGCCCTGAGTGCAAAGACTGTGCCCGAGGTCTATTCGCGGCGGATTGACGAGCGGACGATTCTGCAAGAGTGCTTTTCCACGTTCGGCGAGGCCGACGCCTTTTTGCGAAAACTCGAAACGCTTTCCGAGACCGATACGGAAGTTGCCCGAATCTTGAAATGGCTTGCGGTGCCGGAGGAGCAGGGCGGCGGCTTGGACCTGGGGGACGAGCGGCTGCGAGGGGTCTTCGGCAGGCTTGTCGGGGCCAAGGCGATCGGTAAGGCAGACAGCGACGCAGTGCTGCCCCTGGCGGAACGAAAAACGAGTTGGGCGGCGCAACACGGGGAATCGCGAATCCGCCCGGGGTGGGTGGCAGAGGCCCGGAGGAGACTGAAAGATGGCCAGTAAAATAATCTGGGAACGCGAAACCTCGGCGGTGTTGATGGCCGCGGAACTCAACAGCCTGAACGATGGCGCGTTTGCCGTTGATGGCGCGGACTATGACAACTACACCAACCAGTTTCGATTCGCGGATTTCGGGCTGTTCATAGACGACTTCGCCGCCGCGCCCGACGCGAACGGCACCCTTGAATTACACCTCTTCTACAAGCTGGATAACAGCAAGTACTTCGACGGGTACGATGGGGACGCAGATGCCGACAGCGAGCCGGGGGCCAACACCCTGCACGGTCTGTTTGTGGTGAGCGCCAACGATGCCGACCAGAATTTACAGGTGTTGGGCGTGCGGCTTTCGCCGATGGCATTTCGCGCCTGCATTGTAAATGAGTGCGGGCAGAATCTCGGCGCCTCGGGCAACGTATTGTCGATCTTCCCCTACAACGAGGAATCTCAGTAGTGCGAGCGCTTGGGCCTCCAAGATTTCCCGAGATGCTGAACATCGCCCGCGGTCGCGGTTCCGACAGCCGCAATCCGCAACTCTGGAACGGGCTTGTGGGCTGCTGGACCATGCAAGAGGGCGGCGGGTCGACGGTCTACGACTTGTCCGGCCACGGCAACCACGGCACCTTGACGAACATGGACCCGGCGACCGACTGGGTTGTGGGGCCGTATGGGCGGGCGCTGGATTTTGATGGGAGTGATGATTATGTCAATGTTGCAGGCGCCGCCAGAACATTAGGTGCGGCATCTAATCTATCCCTATGGATAATGGTGCGGCCCTCGTTTGCTGGGGCGGTTGTCGATTACCTGTTTGATTCTAGTGTAGGCACTACTGGACTAGGGGTGCGGTTATTTAACGCGAGTCGCGTAGATTGTTTTGCGTATCGCTCAGGTGGGTTGGCTTATCAGTACGCTACACTCAATCACAATGCGTGGTGGAATTTGTGTGTCGTGATGGAAAATACCAACACTAGGCTTCAGGTTTATAACGACGGCGTAGAATTGGCCACTACTGATATTGGCACTGGCTCAGGTAGTCTTAAGGCCAGCGCGCAAGCAATCATTGGCGCAGAATATACTGGTGCAAACCCACTGATATGTCAGGTTGCGGGGGTTGCACTCTACAATCGCATTCTCACCCCCGCCGAAATCCAACACCTCTACTTCGACCCCTGGGCCCTCTTCCGCCCGGCTGAGCGGGTGTATCCGGTAGCGGTGGCGTCGACCGTGAAGCCCTGGTACTACTACCAACACCTTTCGCTGGGGGCCGCCTAGATGCCGTACAAGCCAGTGGACCAGGCGATCAAGGTTGTCCTCGGCCCTTGCATCGACGACACGACATTCAAGGACCGCGAGGAGTCGCTGACCTACGACCAGGCGGGGATGGAAATTGACGTCATCCTGGAGAAGCACGACGGCACGGTGACCACCACGGCCGTGACGCCAACCAGCGGGGGCGTACACGATTGGACGCACACGGACCAAGGCTACTATGAGTTGGAGATTCCGGCGTCTGGTGGGGACTATGACAATGACACCGAAGGAATCCTGACTGTTGTGGGCTACTGCACGGGCGTGCTGCCGTTTCGGTCGCAGAGCTACGACATCGTGCCGGAAAAGGTCTACAACTCGCTGATCGAGGGGTCGGATAACCTGGAGGTAGATCTGACGCAGATTCTCGGCCACCTGCTCACCCAGACGGGGACGCAACTTGCCGATGGATTTGAACACTTTTTCAATGTGGCGACTCCAGCGATTACGGTTGCGGACGCGATGCGTGGCACGGAGAACGCGAACACCACAACCCCCCTGGATGCAGCCGGCGTGCGGGCGGCCGTGGGGCTGAGTTCTGCAAACTTGGACACACAACTCAGCGACATCCCCACGGTGGCCGAATTCGAGGCCCGCACCATACTGGCCGCCGATTACTTCGACCCGGCAAGCGACACGGTTGACGTCGGCAAGATCAGCGGCAATGCCACGGCGGCGGATAACGTCGAGAGCGTGTTCACCGGCCAAGGCGGCGTCAACGACGATAACGTAGAACTGGCGGCCGCGCAGTTGAAGCTCGACGCCAACAAAACGGGGGAGGGGGCCCTGCACGCGACCAATGCACATGCGGCCGGATACGGAATCTACGGCTATGGGCTGTATGGCCTCTATGGACTGGGCGTAGGTGCGGCGTCGGCGGGCATAGCTGCTGTTGGTGGTGCTGATGGCTTGTATTGTGCGGGGATGACGGCAGATACATGCGGCGACATCAAGCTGGGGTTCCTGGAGAGAATTGTTGATGCCAGCGGAGACACCGTCCTCGCGGGCAACTGGACGGCCACACGGGCGGGCTATCAGGATGTGTTAAACACCTTCACTTTCACGGGTAACGACGTCAAGGCCACACTGGATGGCGAGACTGTTGATGTCGGCAAGATCAGCGGCAACCTGATGGCTGCTGACGTGTTGGCGGCCCGCAACT